TCATCCTAACGAGTATCAAGTACCTGATGCTTCATCAGGTCAATTGTCTTCAAAGATAGGTATGTTCGGTTCCGTATCACCAAATTCCGAATCGGTTGTTGCACCATTATACAATAACGGCGCAACAGATTCCTGGGGGCATGAGATGCCTACAGACTTGACTTACAAGTTTGACAGGAACACGGGCGAATTAGTATGGAACAAGAGAGAGCAACCATTCACAATACTACAACGAACGCCACACGAGTTGCATCTAAATGCAGTTGATGTGAATCATGCTCGTAGGCCAATACTTCCAAAGATAAAGGAAATCAATGCACTCCAACCTACGATGATGGGTGGTATGCATCTAACGGATACAATCACGAAGGCAGACCCCGATTGGGAACCAACAGGTGTCTTTGAAACCAAAGTCAAACCTGCTCATGTCTTGCGTGACTTGGATGACATGGATACTCTCAAGGGCTTTAGCGGAGAGTGGGTCATTCAGAAGAAGCCAAAGGGCAAAAGGGTCTTTGTCGAAAAGAAAGGCAAGAGCATAGAGCCTGGGAGCTTACCAAGCAAAGTCAAGAAATCTCTCAAGGATAGCATACAAGGAGATGCTATGTTTGATGCATACATCAAAGGTAATGTCCTAACTGTTGTGGATTTGCTAGTTCACAAAGACACAGATATGAGTCAGGAACCCCTGTCTGATAGGGTCGATGCCCTACGGACATTGTATGGTTCGACAGATCATGTGCATTTCCCATCTCCTAATTCATGCGTCACTACTGATGAAGATGGACTAATGAAGACCATAGCATCACTTGACCGAACCGACTTATTCCTTCGAGATGCCAAATCGACATTCATGAAGGAGAAAGCAGTTCATCCAAAGTGGATACTGTATGCTCAGGATGACATAAGCAAGAGTGCGATTCACCCACCCTTGCCTGAGATGAGCGTAAAAGATTCAAACATCATACTTGAGTATCCTGGTGTCTTCACTCCTGTGATTGTAAAACTAGATTCGGATGAGAATGGAACATACGTTTCCGAGTATGATGGCCCGAGCTACTTGGTGAAGCAAGCAAAATCCCATTTCCCTCTTTGGAGTCCTGTTGCCGCATTGTATGTCGGCAGGGAAAACATGGCTATACCTTCGTACAGGCAACGCCCCGTATTCAGGAAGGCGGTGGACAAAGCACCAGAGGTGAATATCGAAGGCGAGCATGAGGATAATGATAGCATCACTAGGATTATGCGATATTCAAGAAAGGCTATCATGAATAAGAATAAGGCCATGACTGCAAAGGAATTGATTGCTACCGTTGATGGCCTTACTCAGAATATGCTTGACAAGTATGGCGGCGAATACGGTCTTGAGCAGATTGAGGATAAGAGATGGACAGTCAATGAGGCGATTGATGACGACATACAGGAGAAGTTTGCATTCCCTCGTATGAACCAAGCATCA